ATGAAATAAATTCTTTCGATTACCAATCCGCTGCTATGGAAGACAACGAAAAAGAAAAATCCCATAGAGACGCAGCATCCGATGAGTTTGTATCTAAAATGATGAACGGATTATAGAAAGAATTCTTGAATGAATATTCCTATAATGATACAGAGAAGTCATAACAATAAATTACCCGGAGGTATTTATGTCAGGCGGACAAAAAATTAATGATTTTGGGGGAATGCCTCATACATCAGATATGGCTATGAAATCAAAGAATTCTGTGAAGCATTATACTTCAGCAGAAGGCGCAGGTCATGAAGCTGATTATGAAGATACAACCGAAGCTATCAAAGCTCAGCAAGAAATGGGAGTTTCTAAAGCTAAAGGGCATCCTCTTAAATCTGGTTACAGAAACTAAATTTTAGGGGTAAGTAACAGGATGGCAGCCATAGGCATAAGACCCCTCGGAAAGCCCCCTTTTTAAAGGAATTATCATGAAAACTGGATTTAAAGACCCTATCGCTGTCAAGGAAGGAAAAACAAAAAAATCTCCTTGGGATTTTACATGTCCTGATTATGATGAAAGATCAAGCTGCTATGTTAATGCTGGGTCTCATTATGGTGTTGGTCATAAACAGCCAGTAGGCCATGAAGGTAATCCTGCCTCTACATCGCCAGTTCTTCCTAAAGGCAAAGTCAATACGATGCAAGATGATGGAGTGCCTCATAAAAACTTGCGAATTGAAGTTGAGGAATGAGTCCCGTTAGAATCGTCACTGCCATTTGTCCTGAATGTGACGAAGGTTTTAGATTAATAGAAGCTCCCCTTCCTATAACAAGAACCTGTCCTCACTGTATGAAAAAGATAAAGGTCACAGAAGTTATACATCATGACGAAGAAAACTAAGTATAAGCAAGCACATACAGATAACACTAAATTCGGGATGGGTGATTATTATGGTCGCGCAGTTCATGCCAAAATGGGGAAAACTAGATCAGTTTATCCACCAGGTGCGAATCCTCCAGCCCCTAAGAAGCTGAAAAAGCCTCCTAGGACTTTGGCTTAAATCGTTTCATCTTAGTTCTCTGTAGCGTTTCATACACATTTTAAATGTTTTATCGAGCTCTGAAACGCTAACCCTTAAATCTTGATTGATAGTCATAAACAAACCTAACATGGCAGTTGAAGCGACAGGCTTAGGAATCTTATTTAAATGAAAGAATTCCATTAAAAGTCTTGTAACTTCCATTACATCATCAGCGTTGTTATGGTCTTTTTCTTTGTTGTTCATCTTTTATCATTTGCTCCTAAGAGTATCAATCACCTTCGCAAGACCGTTGTGTGAATTTTTAGCACTCATACCTATCTCCTGATAAATTCTATCAATAGTCTTATCGTCGAAGTCATCATCTTCTCTAGCTTCAAGCTGCTCTCTGTTATTTTCAAAGTCATAAATGCTTGTGATAATGGTGGGGTTCTCTGTCATGTTCCCCTTTTTGAACTGTGCCCATAGTTCTTTAGGAGGCAGAATCCAGATGACTTTAATAAGATCTGTTCCAGGGTAAGCCTTAAAAAGCATGGAGTTAGTCTGTGCCCGTGGCTTAGTTAATCTAGGCTGCCAGATGATTGTTTTTTCTGGGACAAGATCTAAGGTCTTGTATTTTCCTGATGCATATAGCTTGATCTTTTCGTCTAGTCCTATCGTCCTAGCATGAGCAAAGATATAGAATGGGTTATCCCCAAAGGGTTTTTTGTCGATTAAGTTCTGACAACAAGCAGCAATATCGAAGTCTTGTTGTTGAAAATAAGTAAAGCGATCGTGTGCGTCAGTCCGTTTAACTTTCATTTCTTAATTTCTCCATTGCTCTATGGGCTGTTTCAAAAGAATCAGTAATCGTTATCCCTTCGTTTTTAGCAAGACTAGATATTTTTCTCTCGATAATTTTAAGACTTTTTTTGCTAATTAACTTATATCCAAACAGCGCAGATGCCCATTTTTTCATTTCTAAAATGTCAGAAGTAAGATCAAGCGTTTCTTTAAGTTTTCTCTCTTCCACTTGCCCTCAATAAATAATTATGTTACATGACAGTATATCCAACCGCGTGTCGGCGTCAAGACAAAAGGATGTCAAAAATGTCAGATGAAAATCAAGCTAATCAATCACAGGAAGCAAAAAATGAAACCATTGAAAGCAATCTTTCAAAGCAACGTAAGATGTACGAACGACAACTTGAACAAGAACGAGTCGCAAGACAACAAGCCGAGGAGAGAATTGCAGCTCTTGAAAGACTTGCTAACGAAAAATCAAAACAATCTGGAACCAATGATGACGACGATCAAGAAGACGATGAGCCTTATGTCGATCGTAGAAAACTTAATAAAGAGCTACACAAGTTTCAAAAGAACATAGAGCAAACGATAGATCAGAAGGCTGAACAAAAGGCTATGGCTCTATTGGAACAGGAAAGACGAAGCAACTATTTAAAGGAAAACAACGATTTTGACCAGATTATGAATCCTGAGACTATAGAGAAGTTTGCTTCTAAGCACCCTAGGCTGGCTGAAAATATCTTAAGGATGCCAGATGGGTTTGAACGGCAAAAACTCGTTTATGAGAACATTAAAGCCCTTGGCATCGATAAGCCAGAGCAGAAGCAGTCTACAATACAAGATAAGGTAGATGCGAATAGGAAGAGTCCTTATTACCAACCTTCAGGGGTTGGGGCGGCTCCTTATGCTTCGGCTGGGGATTTTAGCAACAGCGGTCAAAAAAACGCTTACGCTAAGATGCAAGAATTAAAAAATAGATTAAGGATATAATACTATATACTCATTTTTAGGTAGAAGTTAAGGGGCTAAACGCCCCTTTTTTGTTGGGGTTAATCCCGTATTCATTTATAATAGATGAAAAGATGCGTAAAGGAGGATTTATGAATTGGGCATCAGTATTTTTTAGTCCATTTACAATTATTATTTTTTCATTGGTTTTTTTAGGACTAGCCTATCATCGGAGTTCTTCGCATGCGCGCTAAAACCAAGAAAATCCTGAAATGGATTTTGGAAAATTTAGGCATAATCTTAACAGCATTGACATTGCTTTTAATGTTTTGGCAATCATGGAGAGATATTTTCAATGTAACCATGAACAACCAAGAAAGAATTAAAGCTTTAGAAGTGCAATATGGACATGAAGATCGACTTAGAAAACTGGAGGAAAAGAAGCTATGATTCAAACTAAACTGATAACCGATACAAATAGCGCGGATCTTGAAAATAATTTAAACTTATTTATTGCTTCTAAAATAACAGCAAATGAACAACTTATAGATATAAAATTTACAGAGTCGAAAACTAACTGGTCAGCTTTAATAATTTATAAGGACAAATAAATGGATAAAGACATTCTAAAATTCGACACCCTTATCGCTTATTTAAGCGTGATAGGAAGCTTAATTTTAATTACAGGACTAATTTTTTGGTCTATAAAATTGTTGCAGATTCCTTATGAGAAATCATATGATAGACCTTCTTTTCATCTGTTAATCTGGATTATTTCTTGTTCGACAATTCCAATTCTTTTTATTGCAACATGCATTAACATCAAAAACATTATTCAAATTAAAATGGTTCCACAATTGTATTTGAATAATAATTATAAAGACAAGAAATAGAAATAAGATGCCTAAAGTTAACTCCGACCTTCAAATCACAAAAGAAGATTGGAAATGTTTACATCTTTTATCAAAAAAAGAAAACATTGAAATACCCGTTTTATTAGGAAAAATGGTCGCCATTTGTCTAAGTCATTATGAGGACATTCTTTGGTCTAAAAGAACGGATAAACTTTTACATTATGTTGATTCTTTGGAAGGAATACCCTACGAGGAGTTTTGCAAAGAATTAGGGGTAAAGGCTGAGATTAAGAAAGACAAAGAGGGTAAATAATATGTTGACGCTTTTTTTATGTCTTTCAATAGTTTTTGGCATTATTTGGGAAACCTTTACTTAATATTAAATGAATAGTAAAAAAGAATAAATAAGATGGACTTTTTATTTGGATTTGTTGTTGTTATGGGAATATTGTGGACATTAGGTCTTATTATTTCAATTTACTGCTGGATTAAAGATAAAGAACCTGAAGATTTTACCTTGGACAATAGGATATAAATAATATATGGATGAGGAGAAATAAGATGTGGATTTTAGGATGGGGATTGGCGATTTTGGCTGCATATTTTGGATTTTTCGATTTTCTTAATGCAATTCCTCCTTTATGTGGCCTTTTGGTTTTATTGATAATTTTGATGAATAAGCCACGTAATGAAAAAAAAGAAAGAAAACATCAGTTCGGCGATTATCCTTAATCTAATCCCAACTCATTATAAAGTTCAGGATCATCTTTTTTAAGAATCTTTTGTGCAGCTACCATAAGTTTTCTTTGTTGCTCCGTATCTCCATGAAGTGTTGCTTGCACTAATTTTTTATGAATACCCTGTAACTTTGGATTTGTAAGCATTGCTGTGGAAAATCTTTGAACGCCTTCTTTAATTAAAGCATATTTAGCGGCTGTAGCAGGGTTCATTCCAGTTATTAATTTTAAACCCAAACCAAAGGCAATATTACCCGTTGGAACTGGAATTCCTTTTACGTTTACAAAAGCTTGTTTTTTGTCTAAAATATTCTCAAATTTTTTATATTGTGCATAGGCTTTATCGGTTGCTCTCAGTTCTTTGGCTATATTCGGATTTATCTTTTCAATTGACTTCATGAAAGCGTCTTTGGCTTTACCCAGCATTGCGCCTTTAGGATCAACAGCATTCCAGTTAACTTGTTGCCCGACGTTTTGACGAGATGCAATCAAATGCTCTAAAGTTGCTCCTTCATGTTCTAATTTAAATATAGCCTCTTCTATAGATTTCAATGCAGCTTTAGTATCTGGACCTTCGATTAAAGTCTTCCCTATATTGTCTCTCAAAGCATTTAAATCATCAATTAAAGGCATTACTTGCTTAGAGCTTAAATATCCACCCTGGCGGCCTATTTGCTTCAATTCTTCATATTTAGAACCAAGCTTTTCTTTCAATCCTTCAACGTCTCTCTGAAATTGCTTCGTCTTTTTTGAAGCCCTGCCTAATAAGCCAACCTTTTTCTCTGACTGTAATAAAATTGTTGCTTCTCTAGGAGTTAACCCATTCTGCTGTGCCCAATTGACAATTCCTTGTTTTTCTGGACTTCCTTTAGTGGCTTTAGTTAGTGAATCCCATCCAGCTTTAGTCTTTGCGGCAGCTCGTTCCGCAGAAAGTGCCGCTCTGCCTTCAGCCGAAAATAGTTTAGGTATCTTTTGAACATTTCTTATAGCCTTGCTAGGACTAATCAGACTTGCCCCAATGTTGGTTATTTCTTCTCCAAGGTCTTCGGGCTCTAAGTCGATTCCTGTTGAAGCTTTTACTGCTTTGTTGATTAATCCTTCAGTGCTGATATCGGCAGCTTTTTCGCTCTTTCTTTCGGCCAATTGTTTGGTTCTGTCATAGTGAATTTTTTCAAGACGTGTAAGTGGCTCGCCTCTTGCAACCTTATCGTTCATTCTTTGAAGATCTTTTTGAGCTTGCGCGGATACACGAGTTCGTGATCTGTGAGCCCCCTCCCTAACTAAAGTAGTTGCGAGATTATAAGCTGCAACTCCTGGAATTAGATTAAGAGCTCCTTTCCCTGCTTGCGCAGCATAACGAGCGGGTTTACGCAAAGGACTAGTAGATTGATCCAAAAATGAAAGAGGATCGGACGTGCTTTCTGTTTCTGCGGAGGGCTCATCTAAAAAAGCCAATGGATCTACTGACATTAAAATTCAAACTCCCTTTCTAATTCTTTGCGAACTTTGGCTTTATCTTTATAAGTTTTATAGAGTTGGGTGGCTTTAGCCTTGTGTTCTGGATGTTGTGGATTGAATTTGGTTTTTGCTGCTTTTTTGGTAGTTTTTTCTTGATGAGAGCCGGACTCATCTTCCATCATTGATCTCTCAAATAAACCTTGAAGACCATTTAAAGCCCCTTCCAAGTCATCTTGGCGAGAGTTTGGGTTGGTGATTGTTTTTCTATATTCCTCAAACTCTTTTTGGTTTCTAATGGGAACGCCAGCAGCAACTAAAGGTATCAATGATCGTCCTAATGTCTCAAGTTCGGCTCTATTTTTTCTAGTTTCACCGCCCAAAAGGGAAGAAAGATAGTTTGAAGGTCCAGCACTAGGAATTAAAGACCTCATTTTGTCAATAGTTTCCAAGCCAACGTTTAAAGCATGTTCTTTTTCAACTCTTTTTTGCATTTTTCCTGTGAATTGCGCCTTAAGATATTCTCTTCTTAATTCGGGACTTAATGCCGCTATTTCTGGCCCGAATTGTTTTGAAATAGCTTTCGTTTCTGCAATATCACCCAAAACTTGAGGAAGTTGTTGGCCTGCTTGTTGTATACCTCCGAGCAATTGATCGGCAAACTTACGTTTTTTCGGTGCCTCATCTATTATTTGTAGCATATATTACCTCAATATTGTGTGGGTTGGAAACCTTGACCAACTGAAGAGCCTACAGAAGCCCCCAATTGTGCTCCAGGTATGCCGCCAAAAGCTCCGCCGATAGCAGCACCCGCGACAGGAAGTCCAGCGCCTAATATCTTTTGGAACATTGATTGTTTAGGCTGTTTCTTAATTAAAAAGTTTTCATATGGTCTTTGACCTAAAAGGCTTTCACTAATACCCATTAAATCCATTAGAGCTTGTCTTTGAAGTCCCTGTCTTTGCATGGCGAGTTGAGAAGCGAAGTCTTGTGCGCCCTGAGTTGCTAGGTTCTGAAATCCAGAGCCTCTTCGTGCTCCCATGCCCATGCCACTGAATCTTGAGGCTAGCTGTCCCGTAGCTTCCTGAAACTGTCTTTGAGCATAATCTTCATATGGAGCAAAACCTTCATCGCTTCCTGCTGCCTGTTGAGCAAGCTTGCTTCCTGGGGATACGTACGGAAAAAGGCTTTGATAGAGACTCATAGCCTCTGGAGTATATTGCTGTAGCCTTCCTGCAGAGTATCCTTTAGGGATTTTATTACCAGCGGGTCCGCGACTTCCTAACGATGTTGCCATAGACATGATTCACCTCTTTTTTTTACATTAGCACCGTCAAGTATTTTGTTGTAGAGGAATAACACAAAGCTTGATCGATTTAATTAGGTGTGTATAATACTTACCGCTATCTGAAGTGATGTGAGTAGATATGTCATGAAATGAAGCGTATCGATCTGAAGAGAGTCGACGTGATGTGACCAGAATTGAACTGTTTTTGTTTTAAGGGGTTAAAGTTTTTAACTGATTAGAGTCCAAATGAGATGACTCGATGTGAACCGAATTCAGTAGAGGTGAGCTGACTTGCTTATAATAACAAGGGACAAAGAATTTTTAAAATCGCTGAATTGATTCGATCTGATTTCAGACGAATTGACCACAAGTGAGCTGATTAGAAATGAATTGAAATGTTTTTTTTAAACAAAAGGATGATAAATGTTAGCATTAGACAAAGTATACGTTAAAATTAAGGGTGTAACGCCGATGATCATACAAAACGGTCGTTGCGCTAACCCTTTAGATCCATACGCTAAACGTATGAAATCTTTGACTTCCAAGAAAAACAAGACCGAAGATGACCTTTATCTCATCTTAGAAACCCAATGGGAAGCGTCCCTCTATTGGAATGATAAAATCGGCCTTTATATGCCATCCGAAAATATGAACGCGGCCTTCTATAAGGGGGCTAAGAAACACAAGCTTGGCAATAAATGCTCTGGCGTTATCTTTCCCGATCCTGTCGGATATCCCATTATTACCGACTTTCATAATGACATTGAACAGTTCCGACAAGACAAGAAAAATCGTTTCATTAAACCCGTTGTAGTTCAAAGGGCAAAAACGATCTCCTGCCGTCCCATATTCAATAACTGGAGTTTAAACTTTGATCTTGAGTTTGAGCGTGAGGTATGGGATGTTAACGAAATAAAAACTATCTTACAAACAATGTCAAACCGTATCGGTTTGGGCGTTTGGACTCCAGGAAGCCCTAAGCCTGGGATACATGGTAAATTCATTATAGACTCAATTGTCTACGAAGATGGTAAGACAGGAGACAAAAAAGAAATTAGAGGTATGTAATGTCTAAATCTTTAATTGAAACAATCGATAATAATCCCATTGCAGTAGGAGCGTTTGAATACCTCTGGAAACAGGGTCTAATATACCCAGGAGCCATAATACCTGGCGAGGCCGTTGAGAAGGCTCTAGGTATGGCGTATGAAGATAGCTGGGCGTTTCTAGGTAAATACATGGCTCTGCAAGTAAAGCTAAAGTCTGAGGGCTACTTTATAAACCAAAAGAAATTAACCCCACCAAGTTTTAGGATCGCTAAGACCGAGGATATGGCTGAGATAGGGACTAAAAGAATCATGGAGGCGGTTTCGCATAACTACGAAACAGCTTACATCATGGCCGCTCACGACGTGTCAAAACTAAGCGATGAACAGCAAAAGAAGCATAGAAAAGTACAACAAAAGGCCGCGCAATCGGCTATAATGCAACAAAAAGTGTTGCTGGATGTCAGTTTTTTTTAACTATCTGAGGTCAGTAGAGGTGAGTCGAACACAATAGAGCTTAAATGAAGAGAACGGAGCTGCTTTTTAGAGTTGAATAGAGTAGAACCAAGTTGATACGACCTGAGAAGACCACAGATGAATAGAATTGATTTGAATAGAATTGAACTGCTTTTCTTTTTGGGGGTAGAATTTTAATCTGAGATGAGATGAGGTGAGGTGACTCGAATTGTTTTGAGGTGAGGTGATTAGAAATGAATGGAACTGCTTTTATTAAAAAAGCCCTTACTTACGGTTCAGGGCTCCACAGTGATAGTGTTGCAATTGTATACTATTTATCTACCATTTGTGTTTTTTTTATGCAAATGATAAGTTGCTAACAGCAGGAGAATTACCATGATTAAGACCGTAGCGAAACGCCTTATCGTAAAAAAGATTGAGGAAGAAAAGAAAACCACGATTATTACAGTGACTAGCAATGAACCCTTTAAAGCTAGTGTAATCGCGCTAGGAAGCGACGTCGATGTTCAGGTTAGCGTTGGAGATGTAGTCATACTTCCTGCGCATACTGGAAGCAATCTGGAGATCGAAGGTGAGAAATATCTCGCAGTCTACGAAGATCAGATTTTAGCGGTTATTGGAAAGTGAAAAAAAGAATCAGCAAAGATACAATAGTGTTAAAAATAACAAACCCTACTTTAAAAAAAGGGTTTATGTCTTTCAATGGGAGACGTATATCTTTTATTCCTGCTAACACCTTTGTTTTGATAGATTTTTCTTCTAGATGCGGACATGAAGAAATATTAGGGAATTTAGTTGGATTATCTCCCTTTTTAGATATAAAAACTTATGTCAAACAATGAAAAGGTGAAAAATATCTCGCAGTTTATGAAGATCGGATTTTAGCCATTATTGGGAAATAAATTCGGGAGAATACTCAAGTAGCAACGAGGATGGGCTGTAAACTCATTGGCTTTTGCCTTCGTAGGTGCAATTCCTTCTTCTCCCATCGCTGGCATAGCTCAGTTGGTAGAGCGTTCGCCTTGTAAGCGAAAGTGCGTGAGTTCAAATCTTACTGCCAGCAATTAATACTGGCTAAGCCATTCTAAAATCACGTATCCGCTCGTAATACTTGGAGGACTTCCTGCTCCTGCCGTAATAACAATATTCGTTCCATTTACCACGACATTCACTTGATTGTTCGCTGCACTTACGTCTACGTAAGGCAAAGGATAGTATACCGTTCCGTCAGTAAAAACGCCATAAATCCTAGTAAATGTCGTTACAGTTGCTAGATTAATCCCATGCGCGATATTTCCCGCTGCTGTGAAAGGATAGACTTGTCTTAAAGTCTGTTGCCCTGTTGATGAACCAGATAAATACCATCTTTCACCTGTAGCTAGGGGAAAGTTGGTTGCAAATGTTCCGATTGTTCGAGAGTTAACCTTTGAAGCTATATCGATATATGAAATATCAATTTGATTTGACAAACCTCGTATATCATCATAAGGAAACTGTCTTTGCGCTTTAAGATAAGGAGAGCTTTGGAAACTATTTGTTGGTGTGCCCATACTACGCCAGGTGACTTGATTTATCTACAGTCAAATGGATACCGTGAAGCGTTATTTCGCTAGTCGCGTAATCCAGATTATACATCTGAGCATCTCTTGCGCCTGGGGATGTTTCTTGCGAACTTAAAGTCAACCCAATTTGAACACTATCTCCTATTAAACTGGTATTAAATCTATGCCAGATTTGATACTGCGTTTCTGCTGTAGGCATCTGAAGATTCGTATTAAATGGAGTAAGCCCTAAGTTTGTACTTTCAGGACAGGTATACATGACCTGAGAATATACTAGCGCATCATTTTTATCTGTGTTCCACACTGTATCTGGGTCTTGGCTTAAATTTACGTTAATCGTAACTTGTGCATTAAAAGTGTAATCCATGAGATATTTTTGCGCCGAAAGCCTTACCTGCCTTCCTTGATCCCAGTAAGGGTTAAACTGTTTAGTTTGCATCAATGGTTGTGAAAGTTTTGCGAATACTCCAAGACCGAGATATGTTCCTGATGGGAAAGGAAGGTCGATAATAAAGTTGTTTGCATCAACAACTTGAATAACTTTACCGATCAATCCATTAAGAGATGTCGCGGTTCCTATCATTCCAGTGATGTAAATAAAATCTCCGCTATAAGTATTCGGATTGCTTTCCGTAACACAATGGTTATACGATGTGATTTGCGTTGCAGTTCCACTGTTTGCTGAAGCAATAGCATAAATAGAGCAAGATGGAGCCTCTCCAGTGCCTTCACCTTTAATAAGAACATAGCCCTGCGGTGTGCCGCCAACTATGTTAGGAAATTGAGCAGAGGAAACAGCAGTATTCCAAGGATCTACCCATTCGTTCCACGAATTATATGGAAGCGTCGCCCATGTTTCGCTTTTAATATAACGAAATGTTCCTTGACTAGTGAAATTTTCGTAAAGAATCGCCCAAGTATTGTCTCTATAATTAAACAGAAAAGTTTGAGTTGGGTATTTCCAAGGGCTATTATTTACAGGATATGTGAAATAAATCCATTCCCTATAGAAATCCCTAACAGAATTGACTCGTTGCGGCCCATTAAGAAGGTTTGAAATCTGAAACACGGAGTCAGGAATATCTAAATCAATCCTTTGGCTAGATTGCTGGTCAGTCATCGATATTCCATAAGCTCCAATGTCTATTGCGCCTTTATCAAGAGTAACCGCGGAAAAAGTGGAATCTGATGGAAGTTCGGAGTTGATGCTATAAAATAAGAAGGGTTGAAGATCGTTGCTTGTATAGACAAATCTTGTCTTTCTTCCTCTTCCCCCTCCAAAGCCTATCAAGAGCACATCTTCGTTATTTGAAACCGTTATGATGGGTTCTGATATTCCAGCGGATAGATAGCCTCCTAACCCTGTCTGATCAACGTAATAAGCCCTAACATCGGCTGTTTGATTTGCTGGGACTGGAAGGGCATAATAAGGAGTTCCAGCCCAAGACCAGATAACTACGTCTTGAAGTGGAAGGATAGTTCCTGAGCTTGTCCCTATGGTTGGGTTAAGAAATAATAGCCTATCTTTAAAAGGAATGATCAGCAATGCGCCTATCAGATACCATTTTTGTGTTGAGCTACCTTCGATTGAAACTGTCGCGGCAGTCAATGGGGGTGCAAAATTTACCCATCCTAGACCTGTGGTATTAGGAACACCCGAACCATTTGTAGGGTCTCCATCGTACCATTTAATCCCATCCTGCCCAGGAATTGTATTAGTTAGCAGTTGAGCAATTCCTGTGCTAGAAACAGTTTGATTTCCCACAAAAGTTACCACATAATTTCCATTAGCTGCATCGGTACTTGTGCTAACTGTTCCAACTATTCCATTAATTGTAACTCCGCCTGCCGCCCATTCATTAAACCAAAGTTTGTCGCCATTAATAAGGTTTTTAAAATTGACCCCGCCAGACTTGAAGTTAAATGTTATATTTGCTGTTCCTGAACCAGATGTATAGGTTCCTGTTACGAAATTAAATCCTGTATTTCCATTTGTCGCCCATAAAGCACCAGAATAATTTGTTGTCCAAAACTGTTGATAGTCTTGCCCTGACCATGTAAATGGAATTTGAGTTCCTTTGTAAAAAGTTACATTGTAAAAAAATGGAGTTCCGGTTTGATTAACTTGATAGGCATTAGTTGTATCAAAGGACATCATCAAGGGAAAAATGCTTTCGGTTGCACTCACAAAATCCCTTTGACCCTCTGAAACTTGCCCAGGAAAGTATGAGAAATTACCAGTAACAGTGTTATTCCCTCCGCCAGACGTTGTAAAAGCTCCAGTGGCGTAATTTATCGTCCCTGTTCCACCGCCCGTACCTTGAAGAGTTCCATCTTTATTGGCATCGGAATAAGTCTGGTCTGTAGCAACAACTAAAGATAAAGAACCAGGTACAATAGTCGCTGTTGTTCCCAATGAATAAGTAGAGATTAAATTACCCGTTCCAGAAACAAGGGAAAAACCTAAAAGTTGCCATGGAGTTGGATTTGCAGACATAACTTCCTGAATCTGCATTTGTCCTAGAAGCTTAGTCCCTCTTTTGCGCTTAAGCCTTCCACGCCAACAATACATATTGAATAAATTAGGAAAAGATTCGTTGTCTATAGCAAATGGCAATCTTGAAGTAATTTGACCTTTCGGAAAATTACCGATGTAGATTTGCTCAGGCATTTAATTACCTATAGCAAAATAGGTGATCGGTACTGCGCCGCCAGATGTTCTGAATGTAAAACCTGTTTGACTAAAACCATTAATTCCAATGTTTTGAAGTGTGCTGGCTATATTGATTGTTACCTGAACATTAAAGCAGGCATTAGGAAATTGAGGAGTAAAAACACTATAAGTTGTGCCGTTTGAAGCCGCTGCAACAGTTCCCCATTTAAGAATAATCCCTCCAAACAGCAACACGCTTCCTTGCTGTTTAGAAACATAGTTAGATGAACATTGACCTGCAGTTCCAGCATTGTAAGCAAAGAATTGAGCTAATGAACCTGGAAGTGTGTTTCCAGCTCCATCAACTGTGTTAGTGAATATACGTGGAATTGCAACCGTCGTACCAGCAGTATAGGTGCTTGGGAATTGTACCCAATTGTGCATTCCGTAATTAGCGTTTGCAAAATCCACATGATCAACGTCTATTAAAGTTTGAATAGACGCAAAGTTTGTTTGCATCGGTGCTTGATCGTTTGTAGGTTTATCGTTTGCTGCTGGTTTTGTAGGATAATATGATATTCCCATTATGGTAACCCCGTGCTTGTGTTGTTTCCTATACCGCCTTGATTGTTTCCTTGAGCGTAGAGTGAATAAGTTCTCGTCGAAGTAAACTGTCTTTGGCTTCTTTTCCATACGAGCATTTCTTGTTCTCTAAAGAGTGGCTCGTAGAAGTTAAATTGTTCAGTGTCTCCCGTATCAGCTAAAATCTTTCTAGCAGCGCCTCTAGCTATGTATTCGCACATATAAGCGAATTGAATGGATTGTCCACTATTTAAGAATGCGGCTGGAGAAAGATAACCTTCCAGTTCGATTAGATATTGAGTGTCGGGAACTGTTCGAACGGTAATGACATTATTGTAATACAGGATAGCTCTAGGAATTCCAGGATTGTAGTAATAGCATTGAGCATTGATCTGTTGGCCAGCAGGGATATTAATTGGAGTTCCGCTGCTATCAGTAAAGGTTATATTCGCTACGCCAGTGTTATAATTAAAAGTGTTGGAAGTCGTCGAATATCCGCCATTTAACGCCACGTTTCCGAAAGGAGCGGGACCTGGAGCCATCAAAAGTCCATAATTGACATTGCCTTCTAAAAACTGTCCAGAATCAGCAACGACTACCGATGCTCCTGTGGCGTCAACTGTGGTGAAATAAACGGCAGGAAACACGCTCGTGGTAGGAATTTGCTGGAAATTAGACGATGGTCCAGCAGGTGTTATGGGAGGATCAACGTTTTGGTTTGTTGCAATGATACCAGTGATATCAACGTGGCCTCTTAAAATGCCGCTAGGAATAACGTTGACCGCTGTTTGAGAAAGTGGAGCAAAAGGAATTTGAACAGTGTAAGTAGCACCACCATTTCCAACCCCTACAGTTTCATAAGGCTGAATGTAGTTATCCCAATATTGAAAGAACTCATTGCGCTGAGTATAAAAGCCGACGCTTACACCACCGATGCGCGCATAAGGCTTAAATCCTTGATATACGGGATAGAAGCTAATAGCCGAAGTCGGGTTAGATCCCTCATACTGCACGCTATAAAGTGGCATGTTGTATTGATCTACACCAGGAACAGTTTGAAACTGATACGTCGTATGTAAATCAAACAATTGTATACGGGCATCAACGTCCATAATCCAGAAACGGTTTATATAATCGATGATTAGATTATCCGTTATAACAGCATCCGAAGGAGACTTAATCAACCTTCGGACGTAAGTTATGATGTCTTGGAGAAGGTTCATTTACCTTTCCTTGCTTCATTTCGGTATTTTTTTAACCAATCTATGAAAGCATTAAAGACCTCATCTTCTTCATGAACAGCTAAAATGGCACAGTTTCCTACCACATGGTTGAATGTATTTCGTGCCTCATGCGATGTATCAGGTGCTTCTTGATAAGCTTTTTTGTTTCTTTCAAGCATTCTTTCTATCACTTCAAAGCCGCAACTAAAGACTTCATCTTCTTTCATTTACCTTTCCTGCTTTTACCAGCTTTAGACATAGCGATAGCAATAGCCTGTTTTTGTGGCTTTCCTGCGTGCATTTCAGTACGAATGTTCTCTGAAATTACTTTCTTGCTTTTACCTTTTTTAAGTGGCATTACTTGCCTCTTCCAGCATGCTTTTTGTGCTTATGCATAGGCATTTCGTGCATTTTTCCATGATGCTTTTCGTGCTTCTCATGTTTCATTTCTTTTTTCATTTCTTTCTTTTTAGCCATATTGGTTCCTTTTTGGTTTAAAATCCTTCTGCGCCCATGAACACAGATTTTCTCTTAGTAGCAGGGCGTGCATCTAGGCGTTGTACAGTTGTGTCCGCGGCCATTCTTCCGTACATAACACCCATGTTATTTGTTTCAGTAGAAATATTTTCTTTCATGATGAGTCTGTGATAGAATTTAGACTTGATTTGCTCGGCAAGATAACGTGGACCCCATACAGGAGTATTGACGGGAACGATCCACTCTTCAGCAGGAACGCCAGCAAAGGGCTTAGTCCAAAGATCAATGCTTTCACCGACTAGTTCGTTGTTCTCAGCAATAAACAGCACGTATTCTTTGGCGAAGTTGAAGTCATCTCTATACTTCTCGTTAAACTTATCTCGGCAGCTAATGATCTTGTGAGGCTTGAGATAAACGTCTTTTGAGTCCGCGATCTGATTCTGAGACATCTTAGTTTGCGGTTCTGTCTCTTGTTTAGGAGCCGCGTTCATGCGATCCATCGTCAAGTCTTTAACTTGCTGATCAAATTCATCGAATTGTTTTTGAACCTTATCCAGCTCCTTAGCTGACGCTGAATTTAAATTCTTTACTTTAGGTGTTTGTTCTGACATGATTTCCTCAATTTGGTGAGATGTTAATGAATGAACCTGCAATCACTGTGGATGTTGGAGCTATACCATTACTGTTAGTAGGACCCGTATTTATGTCTCCTATGGCTAATATCTGCGCTTGGGTCGTAGCAGACGATGAAATATACGGATCAGAGCCTAGTGAATTAATACTTAAAACAACTTGGTTTGGAGGGTTAACAGATATGACATAGCCTGTCTGCTCGTTTAATTGCCTACATCCGAATGTCGGAGGGATAATGAGCCTAACTTGCTGCCCTACTACGTAATTAAGAGTTGTGATTGCTGGAATGACCATAGTAACGGTGGTCGTCACGCCTAGTGTGATAGCCGAGATCACAAATCTCCACGGTGCGAAATACTGTGGCTCAATTGGGGGATTACTGAATAGGGGAGTAGGATAGCTTATTACGCTCATAAAAAAGAGGGTGAGTTGTGACCCTCACCCTCAAAATGCATATATCAACTTTTATTTACAAGTTGATTATGGAAGCATAACGTCGTCGTAGAAAGCTTCCCAGTATATCACGTCGGCATTTGCACCAACCAAGTGAGAAGAAGTATCAGCAGAAGCTTGGAAAACAGCGTTTCCAGTTCCGATGATAAAGCCTTGACTTGTGTTGTTTACAAATGATCCCTTGATCGCAGGACCGTTGATTGTAGACACACGGTTCGTTGATGTTGGGAAAGAAGGAGATGGATACAGCGCAGATCCAGCACTAATGCTTAATCCGCCTGTGTTTACATCGCCCACCGCGAGAACTTGTGGGAATTGCTCACCTGAATAGTTAGCAAACACTTGGTTAGGATTGAACGCAGTATAACCCGTTGAGTTAATGCTGCAAACAAAAGTCCAATTGTCTGTAATCGAGGTTACATATCCATAAACTGGAGAGCCTGGGATAACAACGTTAGGCAGCGAGTTAAGCTGTGTTGTTCCCCATGCCGTAGGAATACGGAATGCAATCTCTTGTCCTATTTCAAAGTTGTGATACATTGTAGTCGCAACTGTTGTTGTAGTTCCTGTGGTGACGAAAGCTACAACGTTGTCTTGTGGTACGTAAAGGAAAGGATATAAAACCTTCATTACGTATGCTCCCGTTGGAGAGCCAGACAAGGCAGTATAGTTTCCTCCACTAGTATCCCATTTGATTGTGAATGTTGTAGTTGATCCTACAGCAGTAATCGTAAATGGAATCCCCGCGATTTGTTGCATACCAGTTGTTGAAGACTGGTTTAACCCTTGCATAACCACAGTGTCACCAACAGAATATCCGTGAGCAGACGCAGTTGTTACAACAGCGGGGTTTGCAGCAGTTATACCAGAAATTTGTTGCTTTGCACCAAATTGTTGGGATAATCCGCCTTGAAATGTGCTAAAGCCACCGGATGTGATAACAGCACTTGTTAAAACAGGCGTTGAGCTATCACAGTAGTAGCAGACTCCAGTCCCTTGACCCATTTGAACATCCCACCAGGCTTCTGGAATAAGATGTTGGGTAAAAGCAGCAGCAGCAGTATAGTTAGTGAGCCTAATTCTATCGGGGGTGAAAGGCAATGTAATCACCTTTGCAGCACCAGTAGAAGTAAAGCTTCCTTTTGCCATTTTGTTATATTCTGTCATATTACACTCCTAGGTTAGATAGGCGTGTGCAAAGTAAATTGCGTACTGCCGTATCTTGGGTTAGGGCTTGAGCTTGAGCGAATTTGACAGCAAGTGTCGCGTTCTGAGCAAGCATGCCAGAATAATATGGGTCACGATAAATCAAGTTCATGGAATATCCATCTTGATTAATGTGTGTGAGTCCTTGTTTTCCAGAAACCGTGTTATAATAGACGTCGTTTCCGTTAGCAGAAGCACCACGAGCTACAGGAGCTTCAGAGCTTGTAAGGATACGGATGTTAAACACCGATCCATATTCGCTAGGAAGAGCTGAAGAGTTCGTAGGATAGTTCCACTGAGAAATAAATCCAGATCCAACGAGACCATCGAAGTCGGACTGAAGCTCAGTTGAGGACAGCATAAAATATGCTGAACGTACTGGGCCTGTTCCGAATCGATCCATACCTTCGATACCGCTCATAAATTTATAAGCGTTATTTGTATCGAGTGTGGTCGCAACTAATGAGAAGTCAGAGACTCCTAAGTTAGTCGGGTTGTCACCGTTATTTCCACCGCCTGCATTAATGCTAGACGCAGCAGAGATAATGTAGTCGCGGAGGATAAGCACGCTGTTACTTTTGTGACCTCAGATGAGGCGGGAAGGCTCTTCGGCACTTCCTCAAGAGTTTTATATATAGCTCTTGTTCAGACTATCGCATCCCATTTAAGGGTCTAACCACTTAGTCGTTCAGCCTGGATTAAATATGACTTCATGTGTATACTAATTGGTGTAAACATGGAGAATATATGCCTAAATTTAACAATATTGACCATAAACACCGATTTCAATACGTCCCTAAACACCACGATCCACTTCATCTTGCATATCTTGCTGGAATTATAGACGGCGAGGGCTGCTTTCATGCGTGTAAGCTGAAAAACAAACCAGGCGATGGTTATAAAAACGGTCATTATCGTTGTGTTCTTAAAGTCAGCAATACGGACAAGCGCCTTTTTGAATGGCTTCAAGAGACATTTCGAGGCACATGTTCTGCTGCATTTAAAGAAACACGCGATAAGCTTTTTAAGCGCGATTGCTATGAATGGGTTGTAACTGGACACAGACTTTTGGACATTTGTCGCCAAGTCTTGCCATATTTGATTATTAAGAAACGACATTGTGAACTTATCATTAAATTTCGCGAATCCTTCCCCATGAATTTGGGGCGTGGTAGTCGAGAGATTACCGCTGACGAGCAAATCTTGCGTGAAGATTGTATCGCCGAAATCAAGAAACTTAATGCCAGAGTTCGTTCTATTCCACATTGCAAGGTCATCTAATCCTTGGCCCTTGTTGTCCTTTTTGAGGAGTTCCAAGTCAATCAGGTCAGATTTATCGAGGACATTATCTCTATCCTCGGCCTGGCGCATTGCAACGGCAAGTCTTTCACTTACCCATGCTAATACCATTTGCGCAAAGCTAAGAGGGCGTATTATGCGGCTATTAAGCCAAAACCCTCTTGATCTTGAAGTATCCATACTGTTATCACGCATACGCGTAGATTGGTCATTTCTGCCAACCTCTGCAATTTTATTTATAGTTGCAGATCGGACTATCGCTTCACCATAGGTGTCCACTCGCCTTAGTCTCTCACGGTGGCATTCGCCTTCCGCCTTGTCATCCTGTCGGACTTCCAAGTCAATCAGAGCAGATTTTAAACAGGCTATCTTCAAAAGACCTGTTCGTTGATGATACATCCGGTCTAAATCATCAACTATTTTGGCACCGGTCATGCTGCAAGCCTTTCGCTTTCAACAAATTTCTTACCAAAAAATGCCATTTGGGCATCAATGATGTCCCGTTGTGGCACTTGTGCAGGAGGGTCAATCCCGCTATTTCCCAACTGAATTGTGGGTGGTTGTAGTGCGCGTGGGCGCATAAATCTACATGTTGTACCACCATTGGAAGGCATACTTACCTTATCGCAGATGGTGATATAGTTCATTGTTGGCGTTGGGACGTATAACATTGCAGGAGCTAAGCTTTGCAGAATTAGTGGTCCTAAGTTGCCAGTTGTCGTAATAGACATTTCAAACCTTATGGTTTAAAAGTTATTGACGTACTGATCCGTGGACGAAAGACGTTTTACAGTCCGTTTTCAGATACATCGGTTGAGCGTAACGCAACTCAGCGATATAATGGCTTTAACGCGGCTAGGCGAACTTGTAAGTAAAACTTACAAGTAGCTATGACGTTGCTACCGTAATCTGGGATATATAATAGGAATTATTTAGATACAAGAAGAAAAGAAAATTCTAACTGAACCCACTTGGGCTTTCTGTTGGGCTTTTTAGGTTTCATGTATTAGCATCCTCTGAAATCCCTTCGAATTCGCCTTCTTTTTCTCGAAAAACTCTTTCATTCGGAGACTCATTCGGAGACTCTGGCAGCGGCATCCAATGAGTAGGATCGAATTGATTGCACGAATAAGAGCTCCATTCAAGAAGCTCATTATGGCGATCTGTTCCGAAGAAGATGAGAATCTCAACGGTTGGATTCTCGTCGATCATATCAATGGCCAAAACCTTTTCTCCTAAGTCAGGCAGCCGATCTTTTACGCTAATCCATCGGTTTGATACCGTAACAAGAGAAGAACCGTCTTTTTGCTTTTCCAATTTAGTTATAAAATTATCAGATCCTGTGAAAAAAACCTCATTTGATTTATCGGGTCTTACTGAATCATCCATTAATGCTCTCCTCCCTCTGGAAGTCCATTTTGAGCCCGCATCATTCTGTCATATAGCTCAAAGATGGTTTGATAGCGCTCTCTAACTCTTAAATCCGAAAGCTGACCTTCTCTTTCTCCAGCGTTAGCGGAGCTATAAGCTGTGGCATCTACTTTAGTTGTTAATTCGCATGGTCTTATTGTCATAATTTAGTCCTTTTACATATAAGTAATAATTTGAATTTCCAGCGTAAATATACCATGTATAAAGGCGACCAGTTTATTTTAAATATACAAACGAAGCCATCTAATTCTTTGCCTCTTCTTTTTTCTAACACAAAACCAGCACGCCAACTAAAGGTAAATAACCAGTTTTTGATAATTTAATCCTTTTTCTCTAACTTCTTCTGTCTTCTTCGTCTCCACATTTCTCTAGCTGCCATGCTTCTGGGATTGGGTTCGGACGGTTCGGCTGGCATCGTATAGATGTTTGCGGCTTCTAAAAAGGCCATGCGCTCTTTGATTTCTGTTACATCGGCATGTAGCTCGATTCTAAATTCTTTTTGTTCAGTTCTGAGAATATTTATATCGCTGCCTGTTTCATAACGTAGAGTTTTAATGTCTTTGCGTATCGAGTTTAATTCTTCTCGTATATCGCTTTTCAGATTGCGAAACATTCCATATACAAGCGCAACGATAGTTGCAGCTGATCCAACCATTCCCCAATTAATGTTCTCTAGTACCATTATCATCCTCAGTATTTGATTTTTCTGAGGTTACATTCTGCCTGTTTTTCTGCATTTCATCAAGCTGAGACATCATCGTTGAGAAGGTTTTTAGAGTTTCTGGGGCGACGGTGTGTTCCGTGGTTTCTTTCTGTTCGAGGCGGACTTTGCCGAGCCAAATTAAGAGAGTATTATCCCCTTTATCTGTATTACCAATTGCTTTATCAAATTGAGCTTTCTTTAATAAAGAATCGCCACTTTGTTTCTTTTGTTGTGCATAAGCAGTGAAAGTAGTTCCATGTTCTTTCTCACATCTATTATAAAGCGTATCAGGATAAACACCGAGAAAAGCGGCTACTTCAGTGCCCAAACAGCCAGCTTGTAAAAGCTCGTCAACCACCTTCCATTCTATTTCAGCGGAAGGTCGGCCTGTGGGTCTTTGAACGTCTTTATTGACTCGTGACATCTTACTTAACCATATAGTATTTGATTTAAAATTTAGCCAGCTCTATTTTAAGCCCTTGTAAAAAAGGAGATTTGAGATGAGAGTGGCGATTAATATCCGTTTTGTGATAATAATGATAGGTTTTATAATGTGTTATATATTACTTCATGAAATATGGCAAGAGGTTAGATCAATTAACGAAACAGTTTTTGAACTGATTAATCAAAAGACCTAACCTCGTTGGTTTATTTTCTTAGGTCAACCCATTCTCCGAGTTTAGGGTCGTCGTAAGGTGTTTTTGTTGTTGGCTTAGGCGTTGGAGTTTCCTCCTCAATAGCCTTAGAAGCCATCGCTGGCCATACGCCGATAAAGTCTGGCTTCCACCATGATTTAGGTGGCGTAGGCTTAGGCTCTGGTTCCTTGACCTCTGGGATAGGCTCAGGAACAGGAGCTATGACTTCCTGCTCAACAGGCTTAACCACAACTGGCTCTATTACCTCTTTTTCCTCTTTAACAGATCCCTTATCGACTTTGACTTCAGCAGGAGGGATAAAGACTCCAGCAGGACTTTCAGGAACAAAAGGAGGAACGAAGCTTTCTCTAGCCTTTGGAGCTTCGGGTCTTTCTCTTGTGTAGAAGAAGTCGTTTGATTTACGGATGGGCTGGGTTTTGTTGTCTCTTTTACCGCCGAAGCTAACTCCAAAGGAAAAAAGAAATCCGTGCCCACCATTCTTGTAAAAGGGATGGAGGCCGATTTGAAGGGAGTCTTGAAACGTAAGAAGAATAGAGGAGTTATATCCCCAATTCTTAGTCCCGTGGTTGAAAAAAGGCATGACGCCTATTTCTAGTCTGTTTGAAGCGCGATATGTGATACCGAATTCAGTGACGGCATGATGAAGTATAGATCCTCCCTTGTAAGAAGCTTGCTTCTTAAGAGGAAGATAATAGTTCGTCGAAAGGATATACTTTTCGGCAAAGAGTTCAATTCCTGGGGAAAGCTGGTGCAAATAGACCTTGGATCTATTGTTTGCAGCGTAGGCAAGGTTAAGGCCGAAGCCGTTGTCCCGAAAAAATTTTCTGTAGCCCAGACCGCCTTCAAAATGATGAGTTTTGTTTAGATAAGGCTTGTATCCCAGTGATAGGATAGCGAAGTTATCATCTTTGAATTCGAGATGGGTTTGATGTTCTAGGTTAAGCTGAGTGTAGCTTGCGTCTCGGCTGTCGGCTTTGAAACCGATGTGCTGATAGTTTTCGTGTGAAATAAGCTGAGAGCTTATTAGCAGTGAAGCAAAAACATGGTTTAGTTTCATATTATTTTATTTCATCCTTTTTTTTTCTGCAAACCTCCTTTTTTCTTGAGGCGATGCAGCTCTCGTATGGCGGGGTCTCTGATTTTTTCGTCGTAATCCGCCAATTTATCGTTTTTTTTTGCGGCTTTTTCTATAATTCGCTCACCTTTTCGCAAACTTCTTGAAACCGCTCTCATTTTCTTATCCATTAAGACTTCCTTTCATCTCACAACCCATTTACGCCCTTGTCTTTTTCTTAAACCTAGGGACTTTAGAGCCAACAAATACCGCTGAGCAGAAAGGGCAAATTTTCCGCCGTAGAATCGTTGCTTTAAACCAGCTAACAATCTTTTTCTTTCTTGCAGTTCCAATTTTAAAAGCCTTGAACATTATGGTTCCTTTAATTTGACTCATACCTTATTTACGGTTTTTGGTAAAATTATTTTTTGTTTTTCCATTCGCTTCGCAATGAACTTCCGGCCACAACAATCGAATGCATATCCTTAAGGCGATCCGAAACCCTTTCTCCTATCAAGTCTGACATCTCTTCGTAGGGTATATTTGTGCTTACAAAGGTTGTTTTTTCTTCTTTGTATCTTGTGTTAA